GCCCAGGGCCCAGGGTACAATAGAGAATGATTGGAATGATTATTGTGAAGATGAAATAGCAGCATTTGAGGAACAATCTGAATTCACACCACACACTCCGACTATAGATATTGAGAAGCTTACAGAATGCCTGGTTGGAAAATCATATTCAATCGGAAAGCTGATAGAAATGCATGATCAGTTCATGTATATCAAGGACACCAAAAGTCTACTATCATTCATCAGAAGATTCCCTGCATTTTGTTCCAATCTTGATCTGTATTCTGACAACTCTCAGTCAACAATGGTTCACACATCATGTCTGATAAAGACGGCAATCTCAATAACTGAAGAAGGAGGTTTGGTTCATCTGATGGAATCGACAAATCCAGACGGAATCAGAATGGTCGGAGACATAGACATATTGGCAACTCTTTCAGAAGATTCAGTTTTCAATGAGCCAGACTCAAAAAGAGCACTCAGTGCAATCGATATATACACAGCCTCTGACTCCCAGAATTATGTTTATCATCCTATGTTTTCAAAGATTGTTTCTGAAAAGTATTTCAAATTAGAGAATTTCATACAGAAGAACATTGGTTCAAGTTGTATTCCACTGGTTTTGGGTTCAAGAGTAGAGGCCCCAGAGTTTAAGCTGGAAATCCCAAAGGCTAGATCAATATCAATGGAGGAGGAGTTTTCAATAATGCAAACATACCTGACAGGACTGATGAGAATGAAAGTCGCTGATGCTAAGGACATGTGTTCAATCTATGTTGAAGAGTACAAACCTTCTGAGCACACAGTAAAATTAAGAGACTATCCAAAAGAATCTAAGGCATTTGAATCCAGCTACAATGTTTTGAGAGAGGTCTTGAAGACAAATTCAGTGTTGTCTGCATCAGAATACAAGAAGTTCTTTAAAAATGTCAGTTCAATTTCAAGAGATGAGTATTCATACAATTGGATAACAGAGATGGAAAGTTATAAGACTACAAGAGACATTTTCTTTCCAAGGTTTCATCACTCTAGACTTAGCTTTGAGGAGAAGCTCAACAGTTACTGCAATGAGGCACCAGATGGTTTCATAAATGTCCTTAGGGAAGCTTATTTGAACGGTTCTGCTGAGAGTTATGATGTGAACATAGAGTGGCTCAATGACACCAGCAAGATAACAGGCTTGTCTACTAGATCAAAGGTCATTAAATGTGTTTTCAAAAATGGAAATTGTTTCAACAATTATTTTAAAAAGCCTCCAACATCACCATCATTCATGACATATGAGGATCTTGAAAAAGTTTATGAGGAGGCATCAGAGGTCCTTTGTGAGAATGTTGATGAGCCAAGTTCATATGTTAGAGACATTGAAGAACTAATAGACAATTCATTTGATGACAACTCGGTGGGTAGGTTGAATAGGCAAAACATTCATGAGTGCTTTTCATACTTCAAGAACACCAAAATGACAGACTGGGTCATATCCAATTTTCAGATTTATCAATGTGTCTCAGCAACATTGAGGAAGCTCAGGTTTAGAAAGGGTCATTCATCAATTAACACATCAAGTGTTTACATCTCTGTGGAGTCGCCTGATGACAGAAACTGTATATGTTTGGTGAACATAAATTCAGGTGTAGCAGATCCTAGAGACATGAGCATAGTCATATATGGTGAGTTTGAGCCTGAAGGCGATGTGGTGAAAGAGAGTCTGAGCAACAGAACATTCATCAAAAGTATTTCACCAGAGATGCTAGACTGGGGTGTTCTGTCAATGCATAGATTTACAAGCTGGATGACTATGAGGTTTGAGACTGAACGAATAAATTGTAGAACAAAAACTGTCATTTCTGACATGATCTTTGATTACTGCATATTCACCAAAAATTCCACAAAACTGTCGCAAGCTTCAGAACTGGTCAGGTATGGTATCGTAAACTCAACAGGAATATCAGTTGGTTGCAAAAATCTATACAAAAAAGTGATGACCTGGTATAAGCCGGAAACGTGTTGTGAAAAACTTTTCATGATGAGGTTGATCAAAATGACAAGTTTAATAGAATTGTTTGACAGGAATAAAGCAAAGTCAAGATTGATCAGTCCATATTACTCACCTTCAAAAGAATCACTTCCATCATCATTGATGTATTCTGAATGCTGGAATGTTGCACTTCCTCATGAATCCCTCTTCACACCATCTGATCAGAACCTATTTAATGGAATGTACATCTCAAAAATGATAACAAGTGATAGAAGCAACAAAACACAAAGAGAATCAATGGCAATGTTGAAGGAGCTTGAGAACATAGAGGATTACATGTCATGTGAGGCAAGTGAAGGAGATATAAAAAATGTTGGACCCTATGACTCTGCAGAAGATTTTAAGAACAAGATAAGAAAGTTCATGAACTTTAGAGGAAAAAAGTACAGCCCAAATTGGATAAACATCTTTATTGGATCAGTTCAATCAATTCTTGACACGATATCAATTAGAGATCTGAAAGGAATTACAATCAAAGAATGTTTGAAATCTCTTGTTGATGTCGGTTCATTGTCCAAAGAGCTTTCAATTCACAAGATCATGAATTCAAGAGGTTCCATGTCAGTTGTGAGCAGCTCGGGAATGATATCAACAACAAGGACAACAGAAATGACTGAGATAAATGGCAAGATCCATAGCATAACTAGAACAAGAAATCAGAATGACAAGTGCTTTTCAACGACATTGATAAATACTCTTGACTTTTTGGACAATAATCAGAGAATCAAAACGTTTGATCTTTCAAATGTTGAATATTTTAATAATGCAGAGGTCAAGAAGACGATTGATGCATCTGATATGAACAAGATCAAGCAAGCCTCAGATAGCTTAATGCCGGTTATCATTCACAATCTTGTTGGAATGCAGCCATATATGTCCAGAGCATCTGAAAAGGAAGGAAACTCAACAAGGGAGATACACATAATGAACTCTTATATGAGAATGGGTTGCTATTTGTCTGAAACAATTGCCAGAAGGATACGTTTTACTGAATGGAATGACGGGAATTTCTCAAACACAATGGAACATAAGGACAAGTCAAGCAAAGCTAAAGATCTCTTTGAAAGGCATATCTATTTGAAGAGGAAGTATGATAGAGATGTTGTTTTTGACAATGCAGATTGTTCTCAGTGGGGTCCATCAATGTTGGCTTATGTTCTATGCTTTGTAACAGCATCAAGAATTCCTGACTCCAATATTCAATCAGTCTTGTTGTCTCACTTCAGATTGTTGTCAAACAAAGTTTTTAAGCTCCCTGACAGACTCTGGCTATCAATGAACGACTTGGACATTCCTGAATCAAACACATCTTACTGTGAATTTGTCAAACGATTCAAGATGTCAAAATTTTCAAACAAACGAATGGGTTATATTTGTAATCCGCAGGGAATGGGTCAGGGTCTTTGTGGGAACTCATCAGGTATACTGGCTTCAAATAGTTTGAATCTTTTGAAGAAAATATCAGAATTCAAATTAATTGATATAGATTTCAAATTGTATTATCTCTGCACATCTGATGACTACAGTAAGTTCATGTCTTTTCTCAAGACTGATCGCACAACAAAAAGTGTCATCAGAGACATAAACAATTTACAAAACTCAGTGTCTATAGACTCAGGCATAACTAGAAACAATGAGAAATCCAATTACTCTGGTCATGTAAGTGAGTTCAATTCAGAATTCAGAACTGAGTATGGAGTGTTTAATGCAGAATTAAAGACCAGATTGTCTTATGTTGACCTCAGTCATAATTATGATTTGTCTCAAATAGCTCTACATAGTTCTGAGGTTGCAAAAGACTACTTGAGATCTGATGGTTCAGTGATTGGCTCCTCATGGATACAGATTCTGAATACTCATCTTGGACTTATTCAGTCAGGAATGTTGCCAACATTTAGATCACTTGGTAGAAAGATGTTTAGGATTCCTTTGGAAATTGGTGGCTTGATAAGAATCGACCCTGTCTTGAACATCACTGTTGGACATCTTGCAAGTGTGTACAACAATTATGTGATTGATTCATTTGAGTCAGAAAAAGGGAGAGTTGGAATTGAAATTGTTGCAAGGATAATGATGTCATGTCAGCCAAACAAACCCTTCTTAACAATAAAACAAAATGAGTTGTCTGAAGATGAAATTGTGACACGTGAGACCGATATCAAGATTCCGACTTTTTCAAGATCTGGATTGATGAGTATGGCCAATAGACGTTCAAGGGAATCTAGAGCCATGCAAGAATTCATAGAATCACTTGATGATGAACTATTCATACCACTGTTTTGTCATGACTATGGTAGATCAATAATGAGGTCAATTATAACATTGATTCAGAGGATGGATGATAGAGACACTCACAGCAATGCAGGCTCAAGATTGATAATTCCACAGACTCCAATTGATGCTAAAGTATTTTACTCCAACTGTGATTATATGAAGTCGCTTGGTCTTGATGGAGCCGTGTCAAGGAAGGAGATAATAGACTCAATTCATTCATATTTGATGATGTGTGACAGGGATATGATATATGTATGTGACAATATTTTAACAATCGGTGAGAATTCTTTTGAATTGGAAGAGCCAATAATCAATTATGATTCTCTTGATGACCACATAGAGTTTCAAGAGTCATCACTAAATTCAATATCTCCAATAGATAAGAATCAGAATCTCGTCTATTCTGTTGTCCCAATAAATAGATTTCTTGAGAAGGAAATGGTCTCAAAGGATTGGTCAGATCCCAGATTTGTTGACAGATACAAGTATTCCTTTGACAAAAAATGGAGGCCACTCTCACTTTTTGGATCTAATACAGAAACAAAAGCTTATGAGTTTTATACCTCAATTGCTCTGCTGGATAACAGGATCAAGAAATTAACAGGATTGAAATACAAAATCAGAATCTGTTCGACTGAGAGAGAAATGTTTTCAAGCATACCATTGTTGATTTACAAGTCAAACTACATGGAAGGAGGTCGTTTGACATTTTCAAGCACTTCAAATGTTTCATTTGGTGACAAATATCATTATGGTGATGAGTTGTTTAGATCAATTGAGTCAATGAATCCTGATGAGGTTTCAACAAGGAGAAGGAATGGTCCCAAGATTGTTGAACTCATCTCAAGAGATCTAGAGCACTGCACAGGCTTAGATATTACTGATTTAATCTCAAGGTCAAATGGATTCTTTAGAAGCAGACAGATGCAAACTGATGCCATAACAATTTTCTACAATAAGTTCAAAGTTAGAAAGGACATCAAACTGTACATAGATCTAAGAAGAGTTCCATTTGCATCAAAAGAAGTCAGGATGACCAGCAAAAACAGAGAGCTTCAAATCCTTCCGATATTCAATGGAAATGAGGTTGTTGGAAACACCATAGCAGTCTGCAAAGATGGAAGATGGAACAGATACACTACAGTTCAGATGAGAGGATTTAGACTTCTAGAATACGAAGATGAGACATCTATGGTCCTGCTTGACAGTGATGGTATGATGGAGGTTTCATTTTGTCATTATTTTGGAAAGATATGTGTCTCTAGAACAGCTGATGTTGATTCTAGATACTCAGCACATGTAATGTTTGCTCTTTGCACAGATTTGAGTGAAAATTCATCAGAAATACAGTTTAGTCTCAATCGAGCTGAAAATCCCATGAATTTGGAGGAGATAAATTCAGTTATGATTGTTGATCAGGAAATTTTTAGAAAGAAAATGACTGATGACACAGTTAAGCAGGCCATAATGGAAAAGATTGAAGAAAAAGAGAAAGAATCGAACTCTGATGAGAATTTGTGGTCTGATGACAGTTCATTTGAAGGTGAGGATGAATTCATTCTTTCAATACAGGATATTGCACATGAGCCGGTATATGTTGAGGTGGATGAAGAACCTGATGAAGATTTTGAAGCTGGATCAAATCATAGCTCTGGTTCTATGACAAGCAAGTCAGCATCAGTTTATGTCACATCGGTAAGATCAAACACTATAACACAGTTGAGATCAAAGAATAGACTGGATAGAGAATTTAAACTGAGGTTGCCTTATAGAAGTAGGTATAAAGAGGTGCTTACTAATGGAGGAGTGTCAACTGTATTTTCTAAACTTATGGATGAAGTTTCTGAATTTGATGTTGAAGACAGGGAGTACTATGAAATCTATATTAAAGAGGCTTTCAGACGATCTCCCTTCTTCCGTCATTTATTCATTTAAATCTTCTCTCTTCGGTTATGTACCTAGGGCTTCGG